AAATCATTTCCATTGTTTATAAAATCAGAATCTTTAGATTTGTTAGATGAGATTAAAAACTACAAGTGGAAAACGGATCATGATGGCAACACAATGGATGAGCCTGTTAAGTTTCGTGACCACTTGATGGATGCCATGCGTTATGCGATATACTCAAAATATGCGAAAGCAAAAAGAGGATGGGTGGTTTAGGTTAAAAATTTGTTACTTTTGTAAAAATATCATATAGTGAAGTTAACGGACATACTAAGTGCGGTTAATCCTTTTAAACAAAAGGCAGCCCCTAGAAAAAATACGAACCTTAATAACCCATTTGGTGATTTTGGTGGTTTAATAGGCGGTAGAACGCTTTACCCAAATTTAGACTATGCCAAGTTCGTACAGGATTACGATAACAATAGCGAAGTCTATTCTATCATAAAGCGTATCTCAAAAACAATCTCTACAGTTCCATTCTATGTTTATAAGGTTAAGAGCAAGAAAGACTTGAACACTTATAAATCTATGATGGCTAACGCATCAAGCGGAGCAGATATTGCTCGTGCGGAGTTAGTAAGGATTAAAGCAGTTGATGAGATTGCTGATAGTCCGCTAAACAAATTATTAGAAAGACCGAATCCATACCAATCATTCTCTGAGTTCATCGAGAATATCATTGGCTATAAACTTATTACAGGTAACTCTTACATATGGGCTAATAGATTAGCTAGTGGTAAGGTTGCTGAACTTGTTACTCTCCCATCCCAATATGTCGCTATCATTAGCGATGGTACTATCAATGGGGTTGAAGGCTACTCTTTCACATTAGTTGGGTGGGATCAGTTGGATGCTAAAGATGTAATCCACTTAAAATACTTCAACCCCTACTTCAACACTAATGGACAACAATTATATGGACTATCGCCTTTACAAGCTGCTTACAGAACTGTTCAACGCAGTAACGATGCTAAGGATACCTCTGTAGGTATGTTGCAGAATCAAGGGCCTAAGGGTATCTTGTATGCAGATGAATCAAATGATTTCGGCCCTGAACAAGCTGGTAAATTAAAAGAAGATTTCTACAATCAGTACGGAACTAAAACGCAAGGAGGCATTATTCAAAATGCTGGTAAGATTTTAATTGCAGGTGCTAAATTAGGTTGGGTTAATATGGGATTATCTCCTGTTGACCTTCAGTTGTTAGAATCAGAGAAGATTACACTTCGTGAGTTGTGTAATGTGTACGGAGTTAACTCTGCACTATTTAACGATCCTGATAACAAGACTTACAATAACATGAAAGAGGCTAAAAAGGAAATGCTTACTCAAGTAGTACTTCCTGAATTAGTTTTGATTCGTGATGCGTTCAATAGATTCTTTGAGAATGAAATTGGACAAGGTTACTATATCGATTTCGATATTACCGTGTTCCCAGAATTGCAAGAGGATATGAAAGAGTTATCTGCTATCCTTTCTCAATCATGGTGGATTACACCTAACGAAAAAAGACAAGCAATGAGATACGATACTGTTCAAGATGATGTCATGAACGCTATCTACATACCTGCTGGTTACTTACCTATCGATGAGTTAACAATGTTGCAGAATCCAAGAGATGCTCAACAACAAGGAGATTATAATTTGCCTCCTGTAAAATAATATGGATGTCCAAGATATTACAACCTTCTCAGCAATTCAATTTGCAACAAACCATAGCGAGGAAGTCCATCACGGAGTTTAGGCCACAAATAGAAAAGGCCTTACAAAGTGATTTTAACAAAGCTGCGGAGTTGGTAAAAGAGATGGGTGTATTCCAACTAGCTAACTATAACAAGACATTTTTTAACCAAGATAAGATTAGCAATATTTTACGAACTTTGTACGAAGGTACTGGTGGCTATACTGCTATGAGGTATCAAAAGATATTTGACAAGTATAAGAAAGCTGAAGATTTTGACCTTGATCCGTTAAACATAATGGATGAGTGGTTAGCGTTTATGTTGTCGTACTGGGTTTCAATTAGTGGCCCAAAAATGTACGGAATACAAAACACAACAGATAACGAGATAGCAAGGATACTAAATAATGTTATTGCTTATGGAAGGGCTAATAACCTTTCTACAAACGAAACAAACGCAATGGCTATTCAGCTTCTTAGAGAAGGAAAGATAAATGTTTCAAGGAGTTTATTAATAGCAAGAACGGAATCTCATCAAGCTTTAAGCACAGGTGCGATTGGGGCAACACAAGGAATTAATATACCTTTGCTAAAACAATGGGTTCACGCTGAATATGTTGGTAGTCCAAGAACTTGGCATCTAGCATTAGATAGGCAAACGAACCCTGATGATGGTGGAGTAAGAATACCTGTGAATCAACCATTCATGGTAAACACTCCTAACTACGGTGTAATTGAAATGCAATATGCACATGATGCAAGTGGTGGAGCAGCTAATAACTGCAACTGCCGATGCTGCACGGTGTATGTCGCTTAAACAAATAAATATGAGTAATTTTTATAACAAGAAGTCGATTGAAGGTTCTCCAATAGATATGGAGGATGGAAGTAGAGTTATTACTATGTACTACTCTGCTTTTGGTAATGTAGATTCCGATGGTGATATAATCACACCAGGAGCATTTACTAAAACACTAAAAGAAAATGGCCCACAAGCCAAAAATAGAATTTGGCATCTAATGAACCACTCTACAGACAAGCCTATTGCTAAGCCATATGAGATGATGGAAGATGCTTATGGTTTAAAGGCAAGTGTTAAGATACCTAATACGACTTTAGGTAATGACTTGTATGAGTTATATAAAGATGGTCATATCACAGAACATAGTATCGGATTTCAGACTATTAAGTCACAACAGAAATCAGGGTACAATGAAATCAATGAAATAAAATTGTTTGAGGGAAGTTCAGTATTGTGGGGTGCAAACGCAAATACACCAACAGTAGGAGTTAAAAGTCAGATTAAGTCAACTCTAGTTGATGAGATGGGTAAAACCATTAAGTCATTGAGAAATGGACACTTTACTGATGAAACTTTTGAGTTGTTAGAACTTAAACTCAAGCAATTACAACAATATCTATCTGAGATGGAAGATGAACCTTCAATCACTCCTGAGCCAACCGCTGAAGAAGCATTGCCAACTGAGGAAGCTGATCCGATGATTTCCGTTGAACTAGAGGTAAACAAATATTTACAATCATTTAAAATTTTCAACTAATGGTAGAAGAAATTAAAAGTGCATTCGAAGGCATTAAATCCGAAGTAAACGGAGCAATCGAAAGTGCGAAGGCTGATAATGCTAGTGCATTAGAAAGCGTAAAGGCTGAATTAGAAGCTACTAAAGCTTCAATTACAGTTGTTAAGGATGAAATCGAAAAATTGGAAGCAAAACAAAATCGTGTTAAAATGAATCAAACAGAAGTAAAAGGGTTTAATGCTACCCTTGCTGATGCTATCGAACAAAATGGTGATGGCTTAGCGAAATTAGCTCGTGGTGAACAAAAGCGTACAAGCTTTATCTTGGACACAAAAGCAGTTGGTAATATGACAGAAGCGGTTAACCTTACAGGTGACATCACTCGTCAATATGCTAATCAAGTATATGCTTTACCTAGTCGTAAAGTGCATATGAGAAGCTTATTACCAATCGGTAGTTTATCTCAAGGTTTATTTACTTTCCCTTACGAAAGTGGTGGAGAAGGTGCACCTGCAACTCAAACTCAAGGTTCTTCTAAAGCTCAAGTTGATTTTGATATTACAATGAAAGATGCAGCAGCTCAGTACATCGCTGGTTATGTTCGTATCTCTCGCCAAATGTTAGATGATATACCTGCTATGACTTCTTTCTTACAATCTCGTTTGTTAGAGAAGTATTTAGTTGCTGAAGATGCTCAAATCTTAAGTGGTGATGGTACTGCTCCTAACTTACAAGGTATCCTTCCTGTAGCTACTGCTGCAACTGGTGCTGCTACTGTAGATGTTGAGCAATTAGTTCAAGCTATTGCTCAGTTAGAAACTTCTAACTATTCTGCAACAGGTATTTTAGTTAACCCAACTGATTGGGCTGCTATCATGAATACTAAGAATACTAACTCTGCTTACACTTTACCTGCTTCTACAGTTGTTACAACTGATGGTAGTGTATCTATCGCTGGTATCCCTCTTTACAAATCAACTGCAATCGCAGTAGATAAGTTTGTAGTAGGTGACTGGTCTATGGGTGCTCAAATCATGCAAAATCAAGGTATCTCAGTTCAATTCTCTGAATTTGATGCTGATAACTTTACAAAGAACATGATTACTGTAAGAGTTGAAGCTCGTATCGCTTTACCTATCTATTACGCAGGTGCGTTTATTTATGGTGATTTTGGTAATGTTGCTTAATCTTTAATTAGATTTACAATACAAGGGATAGCCTAGAAAGCTATCCCTTTTTGTTTACACTAAATTTTAGTTATTTTTGTAAAAATTAGCATAATGCAGATACTAAGAGATGTAACGACTACAGTAGCCCCTTCGGCAACAATCGTTACCTTACAGACCGCAAAGGATTATTTAAGAGTAGATTATAGCGAAGATGATACTTTGATTACTAACCTTATAGAAACCGCTAGGATCAGATTAGAGCAGTACGCTTCAGTTGCTATGACTGCTAGAACCCTAAAGGTGGTAGCTTATGTAGATGAGTTTATAGAGCTTCCTTATGCTCCTATAAACAGTATTACATTGGTAGAATATTGGGATGGTGCTGCATGGGTAGCAATGGTACTTGGGGATTATAGAGTTATAGGTGATACCTACAAAAAGGTTTACTTTAATTCACCTCTTATGAGTGACTTTAGATTCACTTATACTTGTGGATATGCGACTACTCCAGAGTCTATGAAAACGGCCTTGTTGAAGATGGTAGGTGATTTATATGAGTACAGAGAATCAAGTGTTGAAAGCTCTAAGCCTTCAGCTAACTTAACAACGGCTTACGAACTAATGAAACCTTACAAAAGGGTAAGTATTATCTTCTAATGATAGGACAATTAAAAAATAGGATTACATTTAATACTAAAACAAGCGTTTCTGACAGTGCAGGAGGGTTTGTGAATACTTTAGTACCATACTACACTTGCTGGGCTGAATTGGTCACTAATACCAATTCTAGGACTAATATAACAGGTAGGGATAGTATTAACGATGGAGCTACATTTAGGATCAGATATACAACAGGCAAGACATTTACCAATGCTCTTGTAATAACTTGGAAGTCAAGGACTTATATGATTAACTCTATTATTAACGAAGCTGACTTGAATCAATATTATTTAATAGGTTGTGCAACACTTAAGTAATGGAGCTAAAAGTAAGAGGCATAGAAAAAATAAAGCTAAAATTTGCTAAGGGTTATGAGCAGTTTAAGCAGCATACTATTAATGAATTAAATACAATGGTTGCCAACATAGCTCAACAAGCTAGTGGCGATGCTGCGGATTTACCGCCTATACCTACAAGAGCAAAAAAGCCATATGAGAGAACAGGATTCTTATCAAGAAGTATTAATTCAATGCCTTATAATGCAGGTTTTGCAGAGGTAGTAGTTAATGCTAAGTATGGCCCATATGTGGAGTTTGGTACAGGTAGTGGGTTTAGTGTTCCAAAAAGAAAATATAATATAGCCAATAAAAATATTTTGCCATACGCATCTATTTTTAGAGGTAGAGGATTAAGAAACAACAATATGCCATATAGGTCTTACTTATTTGCTAACTTTGATATTGAGTACCCAAAGGCATTAAAAAGGATTAGAGCATTTAAAATCAAGTAAAAAGAAATATAAATATATTTCATTAAATTTGTACCAAAATGAAGGACTGCGGATATGCAATAAGAAAAGCTTATTACGATAAGTTGATAACGGCTTCCTACTCATTAGCTGCCTATGATACCATAGCACCTGATACAGTAGAACCGCCTTTTTTAATTATCAGCAGTCAAACACAGGCAGAGGATAGCAATAAACAAAGTTTTGCTTTTAATGTTACTATCCAATTTGACATAGTTTATAGGACTTTTAAAGCAGGAGAAGTAGGGCAAAAAACGGTAGATACTTATACCAATGAATTATTGGAAATAATAGGTACATATCCAGGTGGTTATCCAAATGCAGGGCCTGACTTTAATATAGTCACTAGAAAGGTTAGTAGTAATATTGCTACCTTTGACTATGTCGATGAGGCATATGTGTTTAGAAGGGTGATAACAATGGATCATTTCGTGAATCAATTAACATAATATAAAATAAAATAAAATGGCAACAACAGGTGTATTTAACGGAACTTCATTAGTAGTTCTAATCAATAATGAAGTAATAGCATATTCTACTTCTTGTTCTTTAAGCATTGCAATAGATGCTCCAGACGCTTCTACAAAAGAAAGTGGTGGATGGGCTGATGAGATTGGTGGACAAAGGTCTTGGTCTTTAACTACTGATGGCTTAGCTACAGTTTCTCCAACAACAACAATAGCTACCTATGTAAGTCTTCCAGAATTAAGCACATTGGCATTAGCTAGAACTGCGGTTACAGTTATGTTTACTACAGTTACAGCAGGTGGAGCAACTCCAATTGTAGATGATGCTAAATGGTCAGGTTCTGCATTTATTGAAAGTCTTGATATGACTGCAGATATGGAGAACCCAGTTACTTACTCAGTTTCTTTTAAAGGAACAGGAGTATTGACTCAGAGTAAAAACTAGAAACTAAAAAACCAAATATATGAGAGGACAATTTGAATTAACTCTTTCCGATGGAAAGAAGATACCGATGCGTTTTTGTACTTGGAGTCTTAAAAGATTCTGTCAATTACAAGGGATAGGGCCTTCTGACATAGGAGAAGCTTTAAGTGGCAAAGATTCACTTGATGCTATTGTTAACTTGATGAAATCGGCTGCTGAATATCCAGTATATTCTCAAGGGATTACACCAAGCTTTACAGAAATGGAAGTGTGTGATTGGATAGATGATATGGGTGGAATGACTAGTCAAAAGTTCCAAGATGTCATGAAAACACTTTCAGATAGTATGAATAGCGGTATAGAAGATAAGCCAACAAAGTCAACTAAAAAGGATGGAGTAAAAAAAAATTAGAGTGGATTGATATAGAAAGATATACAATGGGGGAGTGCAAAGTGCTTCCCCATTTGTTTTGGGAGATGACCATGGCTGAATTAGATTTTGTGTGGTACGGATATAGACACGAGGAAGAGCAGAAGTGGATTAGAACGAGATGGCAAACAACGCTACTAATTAATATTCAGTTACCAAAAGGTAAGAAAGTTAAGCCACAAGAGCTTATTGAATTAGACTGCGATACTCGTAACTTTGTAAAGCAAAGAGTAATGACGGAAGAGGAATTGCAATCAGTTCTAGAAAAATATAAAATTGTTAAACCGATAATATAATGGCAGCAGATGATTTAATGCAGATTAGGATAACGGCAGACTTTAAAGAAGCCGAAGGTGCATTTTTAAAAATGGCTAAAGTAGCTACTGCTTTTGAAACTGACTTTAGAAGAATCTCAAGTGGATTAAATAAAGAGTTTAATAAGATTAATGGGATGGCTGAATTGTTTGGCAATTCTACTAATGTTGTTAAGGATAAGATGGATGCTCTTAAGAGGTCAATGGAGCAATTAATGACATTGGGGCTTCAACCAATGAATCCACAAGTGCAAAAATTAAAGGCACAA